CTATAGAAATAAAAAATAGGTAATAAATATATACCTAGTATTACCTAAATTACCTAATAGAGATATGTCATTAATATATAATAAGGCGGAGTAGCCGAGAAGGAGATAGCGCATGGGTAGAATTTTGAATGAGGATGAAGTTAGGGCCGCCGAACTGATGGTATGTGGATGCTTCGAGACAGCTGGGGTAAAAAAGATTCAGGCACGTCACGTCATACAGTATGCCAAGACACCAGGATTTCATAAAGCCGAAATCAAAGAAGCAAGAAAAAGGCTTGGGGTTGATTCGAAGAATGTGGAAGGTGAGCAGTGGTGGATCTGGCCAGAAGATACGGAGCCAGGAGAAGTGAATAAGCAAAAGAGTGAGGAGTTTTGGAAAGTTTATGAGAGAAAAGGACATTGAAAAAATCCTAGTAGCCGAAGTAAGGAAGCTGGGCGGCCGGGCGTATAAGTGGGTAAGTCCTGGCAACGATGGCGTGCCAGACAGAATCATTATACTGCCGGGTGAGAGACCCTATTTTGTGGAACTGAAAACAGACCGCGGAAAGCTGAGTGCCTTGCAAGCAGTACAGATTGACAGGCTGAAAGACCTGCGTCAAAAGGTGTTTGTAGTGAAAGGTCTTGATGGGCTGAGTCAGCTCTTTCAGGATATCGGACACGAAGAGACCA